CCATACCTCTGTGAGAAGTATCCAACTACCATTTCCTGATACGTTACCTCCAGTAACTACAGCAGGAACAGTAACAGCATTTCCTGCGATTTGCAGTGTGTTTACCGCTAAGTCTGCAATAATACCAGACGTAGCCGTGATTGTGCCTGTAGCTATCTCATTCGCCGTAATCACTCCAGTAGCAATTCTGTCTGCGGTAATAGTTCTACTTGCTATTTCATTAGCTGTAATACTATCAGTAGTAATTTTACCTCCATGAATAGTGGTGGTATTACTATTTATCTGAGCAGCAATATCAACTGTGGATGTTTTATCTGCATCTAATGCTCCTGTATATCCTAAATCTGTAAGAGTTGGTTTATCTGTTAAATCATTATAACTAACAGTTAATGTAAACTGATTAAATTCTGCTTGCCCAGTCCAAGCATCAATACTGTATCCACTTACTCCTGCTACATAATTTTGACTTTGAATATTCCAAGTCCACACGACATTAGATGCTACTAATCCATTAACAATAAGATCNCCATCAATATANACATCATTCCCTTGCACTANNAANGGAGTTATTTTTTGACCGCTTACTTGTGTTTGAATAAAGAAAGTATCTGCAAGTACACCAAAAGAAGACTTAGTAGCATAAGGTTGATATGCCCAATAAGAGGTATTTCCAGGTGCATTATCAGCATCAGATGTGTGTGCTATTTCTGCTTTATACGCATGATCATTAAACCAAACATATTCCCCTAAATCATATACTTTTGCTAATGCCCAAGCAGGATAAACCAATAATCCCACACCAGCAGCATAAGCACTACCATCTGTATTCTCTTGAATTTTTATTGTCCATTCATTCTTAAGAATATTCTCTTGAGTAACAATATAATTATTATGTTCAAGAATAGACCCTTCTGCTACGCTTAGTCTAATCTCTTTTGCCTCTACACTTACACGAGCAGCTTCAATGTCCTCCTCTGCCCCGTCTAAACGAGTAGCATGTAATCCTATAGTATTTTCAGTAATCGCTACACGAGGAGTCAACACTGTATCTACAAACGTACCAGTGGTTATTCCTGTATTAATAACATCTGTTAAATCATTCCTGACATCTACAAGACCTGCTTCAGTTTCATCAATAACATCAGCTAAATCAGTAGCAAGTTGTTGCTTTGAAATTGCACCTGTTAATATTGCAACGATATTAGTAGGATCATATACTTGCCCTGGAAGCCATACACCACCCCTACCTCCACCACCTGTGTATACATTAACATTAGGAGTTAAAGCTGTATCAATATTTACTATTACTGGTTCAGTACGTATTTCCACAGTAGGAGACGTATGATCTGCTACTGTAATAAATAAAGGGTCTGAGCTAATAGTAACTTTAACAAGATCACTCATATAGTAGCTCCAGATTCTACAGTGATATTTCCTTTTAATATAATATCTTGAATAGGATCATTTGGATTACCTCCAAGTAATTCATCATCCAAAATTAACATTAAATTATATACCCCACTGGTAAAAGGTAATGCAGTTGTCATTGTTGCAGGAATAAAAAGACTTACTGTATTCCCTATAATCATAATCTGCCCATTCGCAGAAGTAAGCTCATACAGCGGATTAATAGGAATATCATCTCCTGTATTGATCCAAGCAGATTGAATATACATCTTGGCTCTATTATAACTGGTTGAAAAATTAATCAATCCAACCGTATCTGTTGCTGTTATATCAATACGAAAAGTACCGCCTCTGTATATAGTAATATTGTAGATTCCTGGAACCATTAAATCCACCCATTATTTTCAAATCTATAATCTGAAGTATTATCATCTAAGGCAATACTCTCACTCTCCAATCGCTTACATTCCAATTCATATTGATACATAAAAGCACTTGCTGCGCTATTCTGCCCATCTCCTGAAGTAAGAGGAGTATAGATACGTGCTGCAACATTCAATGAAATAGCATCAAGAATAGCAGAAGGAATATGTAATTCTACTAATGCTGGATCAAATCCTTGAGTAACTTTAATCCTTGGGTGATCAGCTCTATATTTAACAGCTAATATTTCTAATGATTCCTCTACTAATGGTATGGTCAGAGTATCAAAGGAAGGAGTATAAATTGGGAATGATTGAGTAGAATCATTAATAGGAAGAGATACTTCTACTGATTCTCTAATAGTAGACACACTTTCAATTTTAAATACATTATCCTGAAAAGGCTCATCTACAGAATCCAAGATATAATGTGTATTCAATATTGATCCAGTAGAAACAGTATATTCTGATCTTAAGTGATACGTTGTTATATCTGCATACTGCTGAATATTTACACTACCTGTTCTCAATAGGAATCTTTTATGCAAAGCAGTTAATGCACCATTCAAACAAGAAACAATTTTAGGAAAATCTTTATCTTCAATAAACCCTAATGCAGCACCACCTATAGAGACATGACTTAAATCTCCATAGGTTAGATTGTCCATTATTTCTCGTAGAGTAAACATAGTAATAATTCCTTTTATTTAATTTAACTAAACAATATAAGAATCAGAAAGAACATATGTATCATGTGAATTATCTTCTACCATATCCCATATATTATTTGTATCTTGTGCTATTTCAGAAACTTCGCTGGGTCTCCATGTAGTTAAACTCCCTAACATAGATATTGTATCAATAAAATCATTATGCCTACTTTTTAGCCCATTAGGTGATGCTAAGGTTAACTCATTTAGCATCTCTTGCATAATAGGCTCATTCTTCATCTCTATTGGAAAGAATATTTGATTAGCCTTGAATAATGGAACAACAATATTAAATCTTACCATTTTATTAGTATTAGGTCTAATCCCTGGTTTACCAGTATTACCATTTGAAGCTAAATTAAACCAGATATTTCTATCAATCATTTTCTCCTGAATCCAAGAGATAAATCCTCCTTGNTGNCCACTTACTTCTATTCCCACCGACTGTGGATTATATTTTTGAGCCAAACGAAAAAGATCATCAATATTCGCATTCATAAGTTGCTTCTTACATACACCATCTACCCAAAACCAGTATCCTTTATTATTTAAAGCCCATACTGATATAACTGAAAAATCATTAGATGTCTTTTCACTGGTAGCAAAATCAGTAGTAATATAAAAATTAAAAATACTTTTATGATTTAATACTGTACTACGCTTATACCAACCAATATCACTGTCCATAATTAATCTATCATCTTCGGACATAATTCTCAACATTAGCTCTTGGTTAAAGTTAGCAGGCATACCTAATGCCTGTGCTTCATCATATTCATCTTTCACATATTGGTATGTAAACCGATCTTCCCAACTTCCTTTAAAATCCTTTTTTTCTACAGGAAATTCATTACATATTGGATATACACTTACATTCCAAGCTCCTGATTCTACTGCTTTATACAATGGGTCTCTGGCATTAAACGGAGTACCCAACCAAATAATCTTTTGTTTTGTAGGACTCAATGCTTTAGATACTGCCTTATAAATTGTATTCTCTATGGTCTTAATAACGGTTGCACTCTCTGCATCAGTATCACTTACCAAGTCGTCGAGAATAGCAACAGTAGGTCGTTTACCTAATTCCTTAGCTCCACGCACACCAGTTTTTGAACCGAAACCCTTTACTACTAAATTGTGACCTTTGTGATTTTTAAATTCTAAACGAATATCTGTAAACTTTCTTCCATTACCACTTTGCTCATCATACTGAGCAGAGCCTACAAATCCTCCACCATCAGTCCCCATAGTGATTCTCTGATTAGGAATCAACTTCTGTAAAAACTCACTCTCTGAGTATCTAAATTCTACATTTCTTCTTAGATTTTTTACTCCATTCTCTACACTGTCAGTAACATATAAAATAAGATTTGTATTTCCGAATCCAGGTAAATAACCAAAAGCAGCAATAAATAGAACTAAATATTCTCCAAATAATGAAGTATTATGTGTTACAGTAAATCCATCTGTAATATAGCTATGCGAAGGATCATTTACATGAATACAATGTCCCTCTCTCATCCCTATTTCTTTTATAGCTACAATAGCTCTACTATTCTTTTTTGTTGGTTTCCATCTGTCTGCTTTTCTTTTTAAACGAAAAGGATTGATTTTAATATTAATTATAGTGCGGTATTCAATTTCATTATTTTTATCAGTACGTATGTATTCTTTGATATAACTAATAGCTCCAAGACTGCGAGCTAAATCTCTTACATCAGTAGCTAATCTTTTACTGTAGGATGAGTAACTACATCCGCCATTCTCAGCTATGCTACCGTCACCATCCATTAATCCTCTAAGTAATTCAGTACGCTGGGATATACTACATTTTATAAATTCTTCAGGTATATATTTATGTTTGGCTAAATATCCATAATGTTTTTTAAATGGATTTTCTAATAAATAAAAATGAAAAGTATTTCCTGTAGTATTCCTACTTGATCCAATAGAAAGAGTATTACCAAAATACTTCATTAATTCTTGGGCATCATCTGAATGACAGGTAACAACACTTTTATCTGAATTACCATTTGCTATCCAATAACCTAAAGCATAGGGGTCTACTGGAAGTTCTACAACAGGCCACTGTATTGGAGCAGCAAGTGGAATACTGTAAGTATATCGTCTTTTAGGATTAGTAACACTAACTCTATTTTTAGTTGCTACCCATAAAGACCTACTCAAAAGTTCCTTTGTTGTAAGTATTTTTTCTCTTTCTTTCTTTCGATACATCCAGACTATATGATTATGCTCTTCACCTACTTCAAACTTAGTTCCATCTGATAATTCTATTTCATAAGTAAGTTGTTTCTGAAGAGGTGTTTTATAATCTACTTCTGCAAATACTCCATTACGAGTAAATACTTTATCCCCTACACAAATATCTTTCATGGAAACCCATCCATGATCAGTAAGTACAAGAGCTTGTAATGGTTGCCATTTGCCAATTCCACGATGACACATAATAGCACATCGTCTTTCAGCATTAAATACTCCCTCCATCATTTTTAAATGAACCAAAGGAGTTGCATTCTCTTCTTGCCCATCATTTACTTCTTTAATAAAATTAACAAATAACAACGCCTCAGTAGCAGGCATGTATCCTTTAAATTCATAATCAACTTCATTCAACCACTCCTCTACTGTCTTTTTAACATAACGAGTGCTCATATTGTATTATGACTCACTCAAGGTTGCATCAATAATTGGTTTAATATTCGCATTAGTAATCATGTTCAAATCACCTCCTGCGGAAATTAATTCCTGTTGCTTCAATACCATTGCTCGCATAGCTTTCTCATAATCTTCAATTATTTCACCTTTATTAATGCCAATATTCAATTCAACTTGGGTTGTCTCTGGTGGTTTCAAATGAGCCAATAAACTATTAGCTGCACTGAATCGTACCATTTCACTACGAGCATTCATCATCAAATCTGCTTGAACATTAATAGCTTTCTGAAAGAGTGGAGCATTTAATATATACGTAGGTATCTGTGCTTGTGCGAATATAAGGTTAACAAGTTTACTCTTATTATAAGCACTGGTATAGCTGGCTATATCTTTTTCTGTTACACCATCCTGTAGAAATTTCTGATATTTATCAGGGAATGCTTTAATATATGCAGCTTTATTACTTAATCCCATTACTTTAAAACTTACATATCTTACTGCTGAAATATAATTTGCTAACTTAAACTTTCCTTGTTGCAATACACTGGTAAATCCCAGAAGATTTTCTTTATAAATCTCCATTGATTCTTGATCCAGTAATGCTGAATTAACATTATTAATTAATTCATTACTAACTGCATGTCTCATTTGAGAAGGCAATGCTTGTTTAAATTGATCCAAGGATAGCATGTATTAAATCTCCATTGTTTATTTATTTATTACTTATTATTTCTCATTTATGTTATCACCTATTTATTACTTTTTGTATAGTAATAATTAATTTAATTTTTATCTACTATTTAATTAGTTTTAAACTAATCCCATTCGTTCCTGCGACGCTCAGAACAGATCGCGTCTTGGACGATGGGATTAGTTTAAAACTAATTCTAACCTTCCCCCCTGTATTTTATTTTTAAAGGAGAACTAAATGCCTAATCCAAAGAAAGAAATTAATGATTCATCTAATTTAGCTAAATGGAATTTAACAGTAGATATCCTATGTGATTCTGTTATTGCATCAGTGGTAAAACTTTATAGTCACATGGATAATATTCCTTCGGTAAGTTTAAATAATTCTGATTTAATAGAAGAAACTTGTGCTATTGCAGCAGTTAAAATTAATAGAATGTACAGGAAATTAGCTAAATTATTATCTACAGAGAATAAGAATATTAACTAATTTAGTGGAAATATTTAAGAGATAGTCGTCAGGAAGGGAGTATAAAATATATCTTAATTAAGTTTAGGTAAGATTTCTTTAATATAAAATATTTTATTAAACGTAGTCACATTTTTTATAATTATTTTATTTACCTATAAGTGCAGTCACATTTCTATAATTATTTTTATTTACCTACAGATACAGTACATAAGGTCAACAACCTTACACATAAACTATCCCCCCCCCATACCTGACCTTCGGTCAGAATAGTGGGATAAGGCAATTCCGCCTATTCTATTTATTAATCCTTATTATAAAGGGGAATGTTATGATTATGGTATGGCACAGATTCTGGGCATTGTTTGGAGTGAACCTTGATTCCCTCACCCGCTTGTCCCAAGCCGGTAATAACTCGGCTCGTATGTTAGAGCTGATGTCAGACTCACAAATGCTGACCTACGAGGTTGAAAACCTCGGAGCTATCGCAGCCCTCAAGGCTGAAAAGGAACGGTTAGGTTTATAACTGTTCCTGCCCTTAACTCCTTAACCGGGGTTAAGGGTTATTTTTTTTTTAACCTTAAAACAACAATAACAACAAAAGCATTACACATTAAACATATCTTAAAAGCAACAGCAACAGCAACAGCATTACACATTAAAATACAAACACATTCCTCATTCCTCATTCCCGAATAGATAGATAGATAGATAGATAGATAGATAGATAGATATTAATATCTTTAATTTATTTATATATCTTTATATTAATTTAATATAAATATTAATAAAAATATTATTAATATTAATATAAATAATACTTGATATAATATTATTTATATAATAATATAAGGGGAGGAGGGCGGGTATAGTACCATGTTAACATATAGTATATATAATATATTAATATTAATAAAAGAAAAAAGAAGAGAGAGTTAACTTAATTATATAATGATAAAATACAGTGCAAGATGCGATCTTTTCTGAGCATCGCAGTACTGTATTTTATCATTATATAATTAAGAATATAAATAAAAGAAAATATAATAATAATA